TTCATGTTAGACAAGGTGAACGCGGTGAGATAAAACCAGGTAGTAGTTATCCAGGTAGCCCAATCGAGGTACAAGCCGATGCCTTAGCTGGTAAATTCATCAAGATTTATGGTGAACAAAATCACCATATATTCCAATAACTGTTGAATTTTAAATTCTACTGTGTTACAATACACAGATGCTAAAATTACTTTTCCCCCTACCCAAACAATTAGTTATCGCACTAAGTGGCGGTGTGGATAGCGTGGCTATTACTGATTTTCTCAGCAATAAACACGAGGTTACCGCAACATTCTATCATCATGGCACAGAAAACTCACAACGGGCATTTGAATTCGTTGGTAAATTCTGCGCCAATCGTGATATCCCACTACTAGTAGGTAAACTACATAAACAAAAACCCAAAGATCAAAGCGAAGAAGAATTCTGGCGTAACGAAAGATATTCATTCTTTGATAGCTTGGGCACTAGTCTTGGGCCAATCATTACTGGTCATCATCTGGATGATTCAGTAGAAACTTATCTTTGGTCTTGTATGCATGGTACGCCAAAGGTAATCCCAAAAACTAGGAATAATGTACTACGCCCATTTCTTACCACTCGTAAAAGCGAATTCGTAAATTGGTGTACACGGAAAAACATTGATTGGTGTGAGGATACTAGTAATAATAACATCAAATATACTCGCAATTATATCCGACATACTTTAATGCCAAATGCATTACAAGTCAACCCTGGTCTTCATACTGTGGTAAAACGCATAGTTGAAAATCAATCTTGATTGATGTATAATAAACTCTATTTAAGGAAAATATATGACTGAACAACGCACTTTTAGTACCGAAGGAAAACTCAAACTTACTCATCTCATCAACGAGGGTATGAATGTTCTAAGCGAAATGGAAGCTCTTCGTGGTGGTCTTAACGATACTGTTAAAGCAATCGCAGAAGAACTTGAAGTAAAACCCAGTGTACTTAAAAAAGCGATCCGTATCGCACATAAAGCTAAATTGGGAGAAAATAATCAAGAAAACCAAATGCTTAATGAAATCCTAGAAACGGTAGGACGCACACTTTGAGCTATATAGATGCCATCTACTCAAAAGATTCAGATAAAATCTTTGTAGTAGAACGCACTACGAACGGTAAACGAAATTACCGTGAATTCCCTGCCAACTATACATTCTATTATAGTGACCATAAAGGGAAATATCGTAGCCTATATGGAGATCCTGTAAACAAATTCTCTACTAGAAAACGCTCTGAATTTGAAAAAGAACGCAGAATCCACTCTGGTAAAAAATTGTTTGAAAGCGATATCAATGTGGTATTCAGATGTTTAAGCGAAAACTATCTAAAAGTTGATGCGCCTAAACTACATACTTGCTTTTTTGACATTGAAGTTGACTTTCACCCTGATAAAGGATTCTCACCAACTACTGATCCTTTCAACCCAGTAACCGCTATCTCAATGTATCTAGATTGGCTAGATAAATGTATCACTCTTGTGATTGCTCCTAAACACATGAGTCCAGAAACAGCACAAGAAATCACTGGTGAGTTTGAAAACACCTTGCTTTTCACTAATGAAAAGGAAATGTTTGATACCTTCTTTCAATTGATTGATGATGCTGATGTATTGACTGGTTGGAATTCAGAAGGCTATGATATACCCTACATGGTCAATCGTGTTACTAGGATCATGAGCAAGGATGATACCCGTAAATTTTGCTTGATGGGTCAACTTCCTAAATCAAGAACATATGAAAGATTTGGTAAAGAAGAACAAACATATGATCTAGTTGGTAGGATTCATATGGACTATCTGCAACTTTACAAAAAATATAACTATGAATCTCGTCATAGTTATAAATTAGATTCTATTGGTGAAATGGAGGTAGGAGAAAATAAAACCCAATACGAAGGTACTCTAGACCAATTATATAACAAAGACTTTAAAAAGTTCATTGAATATAATCGGCAAGATACTATGCTATTGGTCAAGATCCATAATAAATTAAAATTTTTAGAATTGGCAAATCAACTAGCACACGAAAACACTGTGCTATTGCCAACTGTAATGGGTTCAGTTGCTATGATTGAAATGGCAATCATGAATGAAGCTCACGAACGAGGTCTAGTAGTTCCAGATAAAAAACGAAAGGAAGGTACAAATGATGAACAGCAAGCGGCAGGTGCCTATGTTGCTACTCCCAAAAGCGGCATACATGAATGGGTCGGGGCAGTGGACATCAACTCACTATACCCGTCAGCAATCCGTGCTCTTAACATGGCCCCGGAAACCATTGTCGGTCAAGTCAGACAAACACTTACTGACCAATACATGTATGAAAAGGGCAGGCGGTTAGCAACTGAAAAAAAACGATACAAAGAAGGTGATGACGATGTTACTGGTAGCGTTCTTTGGGAAAATCTATTTGGCAGCTTAGAATATACTGCTATCATGAATCAAGAACGCGGTACTATGCTCACTGTAGATTACGAAGATGGCCGTAGCGTAGAGATGAGCGCGGCTGAAATATGGAAACTGATCTTTGATAGCCATAACCCATATATCTTAAGTGCTAATGGTACTATATTCAGATTTGATCATGAGGGCGTGATCCCAGGTCTACTCACTAAATGGTATAGCGATCGGAAGATCATGCAAAAAAGTCTCAAAGAAGCTACTACTCAAGAGGATCGTGAATATTGGGATAAACGACAACTTGTTCGCAAGATTCTACTTAACTCAGCATATGGCGCTCTACTCAACGAACATTGTAGGTTCTACGATAAACGCATTGGTCAATCAGTAACTCTAAGTGGTAGGCAAATCGTCCGTCATATGATGAGCATCATCAACGAAACTATCACAGGTGAATATAACCATGAAGGTAAGGCAATCGTTTATGGTGATACTGATTCATCTTACTTCTCAGCATATCCTATTCTAAAAGAACAAATAGATAAAGGTGAAATAGATTGGAATAAAGAATTATGTATCCAACTATATGACTCTATAGCCGATCAAGCTAACGATTCATTCCCTGCATTCATGGAACGAGCATTCCATGCACCAAGAAAAAATGGTGAGATCATCAAGGCTGGTCGTGAATTGATTGGTGACCGAGCTATCTTTATCGTTAAAAAACGCTATGCTATCAATATCTTTGATAAAGAAGGTAAGCGTAAAGATAAAAATGGTAGTCTGGGTGATGTAAAAGCTATGGGTCTAGACTTAAAACGAGCCGATACACCTAAATATATACAAGAATTTCTAATGAGAATTCTATGTATGGTTATTCAGGAAGGTAAAGGTAGGGATGAAATCATTGAAACTATCAAAAACTTTAAACATCAACTATCATCACAAGATAGTTGGACAAAGGGCAGCCCTAAATCTGTCAATAAACTATCTACATATAGCGAATTAGAAGCTAATAGCAAAGTAGGTAGGGCTAATATGCCAGGTCATGTCCGTGCTGCACTAAATTATAATTATTTGCGTAAAGTAAATGCAGATAACTATTCAATGAAAATCGTAGATGGTATGAAGGTCGTAGTATGTAAACTAAAGCCTAATCCTCTTAATTTTACTTCTATCGCATATCCCACAGATGAACTAAGATTACCACAATGGTTTCAGGAATTGCCATTTGATGATAATGAAATGGAAAGAACTCTAATAGATGAGAAGATTGAAAATCTATTAGGGGTTATGAATTGGGATATCCGCAGCAATATTGATACCAAAACTACATTTGATTCGTTATTCACTTTTGGTTAAATTGCTATTGCTTTTCGCAATAAATTCCACTATAATACACAGATTAATTGCCTAAATACTTACTTAATTTAAAGGAAAACTATGAAAGATTATTTGCTTGACTTGATTCAACACACACAAAGCCTAGACGGTATTGATTTACTTAAAATCGTCGGCACAGATAAAGAAACTCAACTAGCGGCTGTTGCCGAAGATAAAACTGTAATCATTAGTGGTAGTTTTAAAAACCCTATCGCTGATTTTATTGGTGAATTTGGTATGCCCAATCTCAATAAACTCAAAATCATTATTGGTTTCAGCGAATATGATGAACATGCCAAAGTATTTGTAACAAAAACTAATCGTAACGGAGAAGATGTTCCTGGGGCTATTCACTTTGAAACAAAAACTGGTGACTTCGTTAATGACTATCGCTTGATGCTTAAATCTATTGTAGAAGAAAAAGTCAAAACCGTTCAATTCAAAGGTGCAACTTGGAACATTGAATTCGAACCAACTATCGCTGGTATCATGCGTTTGAAAAAACAAGCACAGGCTAATAGCGAAGAAAGCACATTTACTGCTAAAATTGAAAACGGTGATCTACGAGTTTTGTTTGGTGATCCTTCTACTCACTCTGGTAATTGCGTATTTCATCCAGATGTTACAGGTACTCTATCACGCACTTGGATGTGGCCAGTCAAACAATTTCTCGCAATCATGGATCTAACCGGCGACAAAATCGTTAGGATTTCTGATCAAGGTGTGGCTGAGATCATCGTTGATAGTGGTGTCGCAACTTATCGCTATCTGCTTCCCGCTCAAGTAAAATGATTAAAACTATTAGCTCTGCTAGTAAATACATGGAAGTCATGTGCCAAAACAGCTCGGTACATATTATCCAAGAACCAGGTGCGCATGGCGTTGGCAATATGCGATACAACGCCATGCAACAAAATATAGAGGTTTATGACGGCAAAACTTGGGTAATGATTTACATGGGACAAGCTACTATTAGTCTTAACAATCAAGCCGAATCATTACTAGAATGGGCTAAACAAAAGCGTGATGAAGAAATGAAACTAAAATCATTGGCTGAAAATAATAAAACAATAGCCGATCTATTAGAACAAAAAAATAATATAGAAGAACAACTTACTATTGTTCAAACATTGATCAAAGAAGAAATATAAATTGGAACAAATCAATCTATCAAACAATCATAATCCCGAATGGGCATTGTTCTTACCAGCAGTCAGTAGCTTTTATATATCTGGCTTAGGTAAACAACGCTCGGGTGAAGAATACTTTGAAAAATCTCGCATACCAGTTGGTTTCAATGGTGATGTTGAATGTCTAAACTTTCTTAACAGTAAGCAAGGACTATACTACTACAAATGGGGACTATACTCTGCTGGTCACGCTAACTTGGATACTACTAAAATAGATCCAAATGAAAGTATTATCAGAGATAGAGAACAAGGTACTTTTATGTTGGGTGATAGTGGTGGTTTTCAGATTTTAAAATGTCAATGGCCCGCTGATTGGAAGGATCCTAACTGTACCCGTGCTATGAAAAAGCGTAAAGCTGTTTTGAACTGGATGGATACATACATGGATTATGGTATGTGTTTAGATATCCCAAGTCAATCATTGACTACATATCACATCCAAGACCCAAAGACTAAAACTTCGGCTCATGGTATCTCAACAATTGAAGAGGCTATCACAGCTACACATATCAATAACGAATACTTCATCAACAACCGTAATGGCAAATGCAAGTTCTTAAATGTATTGCAAGGTCGTACTCATACACAAAGCGATGATTGGTATGAAGAAATGAAAAAGTATTGCGACCCAAATATCTACCCAGATAATCACTTTAATGGTTGGGCATTTGGTGGACAAAATAAAATTGATATTCATTTGATGTTGCGTAGACTTGTTGATATCATCTATGATGGATTGCTACAAGAAGGTAAACATGATTTGATTCATTGTTTGGGTACATCAATCTTAGAATATGCGGTACTATTCTCTGATATCCAACGAGCGATCAGGAAATATCATAACCCAAAACTTCAAATAACCTTTGATTGTGCCTCACCATTTTTCTCTGCGGCTAAAGGATTGGCTTACTTCAATACCAGTATTGAACATAATAAAAAATGGTCATATTCTATGGAGAAAACCGCTGAAAATAAATCATATGCCACAGATGGTCGCAAATTCAGGGATGCTGTATTGCAAGATGGTATCCATAAAATGTTTACAGATAGTCCAATAACTGATAGAATGTTAATCAAAGACTTGTGCTTCAGGGGACAAGGATTCATTGGGCAACATGGTAAGGAAACAAAAACTAGTTGGGATACTCTAAGCTATACTTTGCTACAGTCACATAATGTCTATCAACATATCTCAGCGGTACAAGAAGCTAATCGTCAATATGATCGTGGTATTATACCAAAAATGGTTATGAATGATACTTTTGAACGGATCAGATTTAGTGAGATTGTTGATGAGATTTTCGCTTGTAAGAATCGTCAACAAAGTTTGGATTTGATTGATAGTTATAGTAGATTTTGGATGCAAATGCAATCAGGTAGTCAAGGATTTTCTGGTAAGAAAACTGTAAATGCTATGACTATGTTTGACCAACTTTTTACGGTAGAAACCGAAGTTGAAGAAGTTATTGAAGATAGCGATGATGCTATGTCAGAAGTTTTAGGGGAATAATATGCCATACAAAGCAAAAATTATCAATGCCGAATCTGCATTTCGTCGGTTGAATGATGAACTATATTATATCGATCCAGATAAGGATCCTGAAAAATATAAAAAAATAAAAGAAGAATCTTTAGTAGTATTAGATGAATTGAGGAATCTTAGACGGTTACAATGGGATGAAGATCAAAGACTTCATTTTGAAGATTATGCCAACGATGAAGATGATTGATGTTTATAAAGATAAGCAAGGATATGATCCAACTACTACCCGACGAAGATTCTACTGTACCATTGTTGATGCTTGACAAAACGGGTTTTTTCGTTCGCGGAAATCGTGTAGAACAGGATGACAAAGAAGCAAATATAGTATATAATGCATTTCATCAATGGTTAACTTGGGCAACAATAAAGAGGTAAAACATGCAAGAAGTAATTAGAGCATATCAAGAAAAACGCGCTAGGATCAAAAACGAAGCTAGGCGTTTCATTTTCGTGACCTTTCAAAAAGAAGGGATTCACTGCTATCCAGCTGCGGCAACTGATCCAGCATTGGCAACCAAAGATGAATATGATGTGAGTTTTTTGGCAACACCACATCGTCATATCTTTCATTTTAGAGTATCTATCCAAGTATTTCACAATGACCGTGACATTGAATTCATCCAATTTAAACGCTGGCTAGAAAATCTTTATAGCCATAAAATTTTAAAATTGGATTATAAAAGCTGCGAAATGATTAGCGATGACCTTTATGAACAGATCGCTCTTCGTTATCCAGACCGTGACATTACTATTACCGTATCGGAAGACGGTGAGAATGGTGCCACGATTCGTTATCTTAAATCTAAACCTTATCAACAACTTGCTATCTAAAGGAAAATAAAATGGCAAAACCTGAAATCAAACATAACCCCCGTGTCAACGCAATCTTTGATGATCTGGATAAATATCTAGATTTTTGTGTTACTCATGGCTTTAAATTTGATGAAGCCGATCTCTATAACACTAAAAGCTATATCTATCGTCAATATACTAAATATCTACAGGGTAAATCTGTACGCAATATGTGGGAAATTGATATGAAGGCTGACTGATGCGAACTCTATGGTACATGGGCTTAGAGCCCTACAAAGCCCGATATACTCTACAACTAACTGATTGGAATACATCAGTATTCAAACGCAGGAATATTGACTATGTTGTAGTACCTGGTAAAACACTAACCAGCGATCAGGAGATCGTCACTGGTCAAGTGCTTGATGCTCACGGCCGGACCTACTATGGTATGAGCCAACTGATGCAACTTATCGAATGGATGAAAGCTGGTAAAGTCAATAATCAGGATGTGGTATACTTTGAAGATATGTTCCAACCTGGTATCGAAAGCTTACCGTATATCCTCAATCAAATCGCACCTGAACATCGTCCTCGCATCTTCGTCCGCTGCTTGGCACAATCGATTGATCCAGATGACTTTGTTCATGTTTGGAATATGTCAAAATGGATGGGTCTATACGAAAAAATGGTAGACTCATTCGTAGATGGTGTACTAGCCAGCAACGAAGAAATGGTCATGCATATGAAAGTAGCCGGATGGGAAGCACCTATCTATAACATTTCTGGTCTAGCATTTGGTAAACAAGAAGTAATGAGCCGGGTAGATGATATCAAGCTATTCAACGAACGCTCATACCGTGTTGTATTCTCTAGTCGTTGGGATCAAGAAAAACAACCAGACTTCTATATGGATGTGATTGAAGAATGGTATCGTCGCTTTCCAAATGATACCGCTAAGGTGACTGGTCGTAATCCAATCGAATTCGCTATCTGTAGTGGCAGCAAACTCAAATCTAATAACGATTCTTACATGGCTAGGACTAATCGTTTGGTAGAAGAAGGAAAATTGAAAATCTATTCCGATCTAAACAAAAACGATTACTATGCTATTCTAAACGATAGTAGGGTAGTTTTTAATTGCGCTTTGCAAGATTGGACTAGCAATACTATCAGCGAGGCAGATGCTTTAGGATGCAATGTCTTATTCCCAGCTTATCGGTCCTTTCCCGAAATCCTAGCTAATGATCATACTAGGACTTATGTTCCATGGTCTTTAGAAGATGTTCTAGTTAAATTAGAAAAATTGATTCATCAAGAACATCCAAAATTGGGAGAGATTAGCGACTATACTGATGGTACTATTGATAGAATCTGTGATATTTTAGAAGGTAAAGGTGAACAACATCTAAGGATGACTACCGACTATAGAAAATATTTAAGGGAAAAGAAATACTAAAACCTAAAAGAAAATCAACAAAAAGTAAATGATAAATACAAAGTCACACAGCGGTGACGAACTGTCAATTAAAAACCATCACAAAGGAGGGTTATCAAATGAGTTTTAATAAAACTAAAGCAAATCCAGAATTAGGTCAACTGGTACATCAACATCTAGTCAAAGTAGGAGTCGAAACCCCTACTATCACTAATGGATTAAGTAGAACAGATAAAATTGAAATCATTGAAGCAAAATTCAAAGATATTATGAATACTTTGGGTCTTGACTTAACAGATGATAGTTTAATTGAAACACCTAAGCGTGTTGCAAAAATGATGGTAGGAGAAATCTTTTGGGGATTAGATTATGATGCATTCCCAAAATGTACCGCAGTAGATAACAAAATGAAATATAACGAAATGGTATGCGAACGCAATATCAATGTACAAAGCAATTGTGAACATCATTTTGTAACTATTGCCGGTCATGCAACAGTAGCTTATGTACCAAATAAAAAGGTATTGGGACTATCAAAAATCAACCGTATCGTAGAATATTTTAGCAAACGACCACAAATCCAAGAAAGATTGACTGAACAAATCTTTCACACATTGCAATTTATTTTAGAGACTGAAGATGTTGCGGTTATGATTGATGCTAAACATTATTGTGTAGCGGCTAGAGGTGTGGAAGATACTGGTAGCTTTACAGTAACTACTAGGCTTGGTGGTGGATTTAAAAACGATCCAGAAGTAAGAAACGAATTCTATCAAATCGCTAGAATGTCATGATTGCTGGTATCATCGTAATCCTATTAATGGTATTCATATATTTCATCCTAACCGTACCATATAAATCAAGCTGTACTGGTAATTGTAATCAGGGAAGAAATTGTAACTGCAAGGGTATATAATGGGTTTTAAAAAACCACTAGATTTGAATTCTATACATCATCAAATTTATATGGCTGGTATAGAAATAAATAGTCCATATAACGATGGTTTTAATGCATGGGAAATAAAAAAGGATTTATATAAAATTAAATTCTTATTAGATAGTATTATTCATCAATCAAGTAAATTTACTGGTGAAGAAGAATTCTTAGAAGAAGAATCTAAAAAAAATGTAATCAATATTCTAAAAAGGTAACAAATGAAAGAATTTATCATAAAATCAATGCCCGAATTTGAATTCAAACTAAAAGCTACTCAATGTCAAAATCCAATTGGTTTGACACAATTACAATTTGTAAAAGAAAATAAAAAAGATGGTATAGTAACCCATACAACAACTTCTGAATTCTTTCTTACTCAAAATGAAATCAAAACATTGATGACAAGTTTGGGAGAAGTTAATGGCTAAATTTTACTCCACAAAAACATATGGCAATGATCGGGGATTAAGCTGTTGCTTTAGACAATGGCGGGCTACACATAGCCATTGCTCTACTCTACATGGTTATTCTATTGGTATCAAACTAGTTTTTGAATCTGAAACATTAGATGATAAAAATTGGGCAATGGACTTCGGTGGTCTAAAAGAATTCAAATCATGGGCCGATCATATGTTTGATCATACCCTAATCGTTTCTAAAGATGATCCTATGTTATCATTTTTTAAACAAATGAATGATGTGGTGAATATGGGATCAAAAGATCCATCAAGTCCAATACCACATGAGCGTGGTGCTATTTGTGATTTACGCATTGTAGAAGGTGTAGGATGTGAGATGTTCGCTAAACTATGCTATGATAAAATGTCTGAATTACTAATCAGTGGTGAAATGCGCTACCCTATCAATCCTAATGTAAGGATTAAAAGCGCCGAGGTATTTGAACATGCAGGGAATTCAGCTATCTATGAAGGATAATATCGCTGTAATTGGTGCTGGTATTACTGGCATCACAACCGCTTACTACTTGGCTAAAGCTGGCTATTCGGTATCAGTTTATGAAGCTGAATCTGGTCCAGCTCAAAAAACCAGTTTTGCAAATGGTGGCCAAATCTCTGTAAGCAATAGCGAAGTTTGGACTACTTGGAGCAATGTACTAAAAGGTATTAAATGGCTGGGACAAAAGGATGCCCCATTACTGATCCGCCGTGATAATCTCTTATCTGATCCAGATAAGATTAAATGGTTGATTAAATTCTTGTACCATACCGCCACTAATAGCTATCATCGTAATACGGTTGAAACTATCCGCATGGGTTTAGATTCAACACTTTTATATAAACAAATCATCAACCAAGAACAGATTCAGTTTG